TATTTAGCTTGAGGAAGATATTTCCTCATCATTTGAGTCATACTTCCTGCGTCTTCAGTATCTAAAAACCTGGACATTGGATCTAAAATAAAGGCTCGATCTATTTCTGGAAGAACACCAATCATGGCATTTATAGCCCATATCTCATCAAAAGCTAGGCTATGTGTTCTTGATAAATGATAATCTATTTGACTTTGACCCATTGCCACCAAAGCAACGTTTGCATTTTCTAATTCGCGAATGGGTTCTTTTATCATTTTTATTGAGGAGGTATTCTAAGACTATCATATCTTGACTCGTCCCTCTCATCTTTTGACTCACCTAATAGTTTTAATCTTTCCAATCCTTCTTGATACTTAACATCATAAGTTTGTATTTCTGCAGGGGGTAGCTTCATAAAAATAGCTGCTTCAACTAAAGCACCATATAACAAAGTGTTAGAAGCATTAGTTGACAACCATGTAGAACCACTGTCTCCAGAATCCACTAAAGAAGTTGGTCTATAAAAATAATGTAATTCGAACGTAAAGTTACTATTTGGCGTCGGAGCTAAAATAAAAGTATCGTCATCGAATAAAGCATAGAACAAAGGCTCTCCTGTTGTAGCTGCCGCAGGTGTATAATCTCTAATCCAAGAAACGTGTTTTAATAATAAATAATTATAATTACTGCTGCTGTCTATAACTGCTAAACTATTAGGAGCTAAAAAATCGGTAGGAGTTGCCAAATACGTATTTCCTGACGAACCCGTTCCCGTAACGTTTTTTCTAAAAACAGGTAGTTCTACAGATTTTAAAATCTTTTCCTCTGCTTGTTTTATAAACGTTGGTATTGTGTTAGTAAAGGTGGTTTCACTGTTATCCATGTAATTTTGGATAGCAGTTGTTAATTCGCTGTATGTAAATCCTGCTGCCATTAGTCTGTACTCACTGTTACATCACCCAAAGCTGTTTTTCCTTGTTCTCCAGAAAACGCACTTCCTATGTTTGGATCGTCTCTAAACCTCATCATATTCGTTCCTTTTTGACTAATAACTGCGTCAGAAGGATTTCTAGTGGTAACTCTACCTAACTGTGCTTGAGGTAATGAAACATCAGGTCTTGGTTGCCATAATGATTCTGCATCAACAGGAGGATGTACGGGATCTAGTTGTGGGTGTTTAGGTTCATAACACTCAGGACAAACTTTAGTGTGATCCCATTCAGTTTTCATGGAGAGATATGGATACTTAAACCCACATCTATCGCAGATTGCATTTGCATATTTACCTGTTGCGTAAGCCATTAAGGATATCCTCTCCTATCAGGTACTAAATGAACAGATGCTCTATCTTCATCATATTTAATAGCGTTTTCTAAATTTGTTTCGTACAAAGGTTGGATCACAGAAAGCTTCTGGGTGTTCTTTTTTAAACAAAGATAATATGCTAAACCTGAAACCAAACAAGGCATAAACCTATTTGGGATATCTAAATCATTTACAGATGCTGTAGCATCTTGAATTCTTTGCCAAGAATAGTAAATGAGTTTGTCGGTTGAGTTCTCTGGTGTGGGATAAAGATGGATAACAGGTGTTATTAATCTTTCTAGCCAAAACTGTGTTGGTCTAGCTTCCGTTGCTTTTACGGGAATATTTACATATTCATTACGATCAACACGACTTAATGAAAAATCAGTTACTGTAGTTCCAACGGTTCTTTGAATATACGCATCTAAAATATCGATATCGTATTGGTTCAAGGTATATGTTTCATCTCCTTTTGTCAAAGTTTGTTCAACTTTAACAACTTCCCACATCTGAATACCTCTGTTTGCCCAATCTGCAAACATAATATTTAAAGAACGCCTAGCAGTAACTGCGTCATATGACGTGCGGGCTTCCAAGCCCGCAAGTTCATATGCCTCTTCTATTGCTGTCGCTACATCTAAACTAAATGTACGAGTTCCTGAGGTTGCCATATTTTAACAATGATAAGCAACGAAAAAGTCGCAATTAGCTAATACGACGTATGCTCCACTTTTGAAATAAACTCCATCATTCGGTAAGTAATGGTCAAACGATTCGTTTGCCGCACTACCAAACTTAAATTCCATTAGAAGTTTAGTTCCAGAGGCACCTGTGCCGTCGTACACTTTTATAGTAGCATCAGCAGCACTTGATTGAGCCTGTACAGATTGGATCCTTAATGGTCCCAAATTAGTTGCTGTACCTGCTCCACTTCCTATAGTACCTTGTAATTGACCAGTGGAGGTCAAAGGCACTGAGGCTTTTACATCTGATGAGCTCATATTAGTCTCCTATTAAGCGTCGGCGAATGGTGTAACTATAGTTCCTGATCCTAGTATTATACCTTCTACCGCATACTTAGCAGAAGCTATTGCAGTTACTTTTACGATACTACCAGCTAGTCCACCTTTAGTTGAACCATTCATAGTGATTACGTCATTAGACGCACCAGATACGAAAGTTTTTCCTGTAGAATCATCTTTACCAGTGTAAAGTCCACCTACAAACTTGTCTGTTCCATCCGTTAGTATGTCCATATCTGTTGCAGCTGTTTCAACAACAAAGAAAAAACTTGCACCTAAATTGTTAGTTTGATTAGGATCATCGTCTCTTCCTGGTGCTGTAGCCACAATACTTGGTAAAGTAAATTTACCATCCGCATCATTACAAGTTAATACTTTACCTGCGTGCGCTGCTACAGTAAGTGTAGTGTCCGCTGTTAAGCTAACTACTGTTGCATTACCTGCTGAAATAAAACCAGCTAAGGATTTAACTGGTCCTGAAAATGTCGATTTTGCCATAATTAAGTCTCCTTAATACTCTATCGTCTTGGCGAGTCTGCTAGGTCAGTCGATAGATAAATTATTTTTTCCCTAGATCTTTTGTCATTCTATCTTATAAATTTCAAAAAGAAAAGGGAAGCCGAAGCCTCCCTTTCCATACGAACCAGATAGAACTTACGCTCCTGGTGAACCGAAGATTCCTCTCCAGTCACTGAATCCGAAGCTGTAACGCTCTCTAGCCTTATATCTAACATTTCCAGTTTCGAAGTCGCCTTCCATGCTTGTTGATACAGGTGTTCTAACGAAATGCTTAAGACCATTAGGAACATCAGTTTTTAGGAAGAATGCGTCAGTATCTGTTAGATAGTGATTTACCGCATATCCGCCTGAAACCATGCCCATGTTTCTTATAGCATTGATATCGTTATCAGAAGTGTTAACTCTTCCAGGACTTTCCATAAGTCTGTCAGCAGTAAATTGCAAAGCAGGTGGAATTATTAATTTCGTTGCTTGTGCATTTATTTTTAAACCTCTTTCATCTTTGAAGTCAGCAATATCAATTAGTGCTTGTTCAAGTGAAGTTTCGTTTAAGTCTGCTGCTGTACTAAGCTCGTTTTTCTGGTCAATGTTAGCAACCGTTGGGTGATCAGTCGCGCAAAGTTCTTTACCATCACCACCAACAAAGCTGGAGTTGAAGGCATTATTAAGAACATTCGCTGCTTTCACTTGTTTAGTTGTTTGCATTGAACGTGCTAACGCTCTTGTGTACCTTGAAGCAAGAGTATCATAAAGATTATCTTCAATAGCTTCTTCAGTTAAAGCAAAAGCTAACGCTACAGTTTCATGTGAATAGCGGGCTGTCCAAGCTTCTTGCGCTGTGTCGTAAACGACTCCTGCGCCTTCACCTTTAACAGATGCTTCACCGAAACCAGTTAGCATTACTTCTTCCTCAAAAGCTCTTTCAGAAGTTTCTGTGTCGAAGATATCTTCATGTTCGTTGTCATAACGATCATACTCTAGTCCAAACAGTGCATGTAGTCCAGGAGTTAACTCTTTGACTAATTGTGCTCTATTAATTGCCATTGTTTATTCTCCTAAATTAGACCGCAAATGTATTGGTCGGGAATGTGAAGTAAGCTCTTGCATTAGCGCCAATCGAATTCGATGGAGCTAAGTTAAAACCTACGCATAACGCCACACCAGAAGAAGTGGTTGCAGTAACACCTTCTTTCGACCTGCCGTTCAATGTAGAACCAGCAGTTGTAGAAAGGGTGTACTTATTGCCGATAAAACTTACAGCAGGTGTTCCCGCAGTAAATTGAGCTTCGTAAACGATACCAGGATCGTTGTAAACCAAAGCTTCAGCATCCGCACTTCCTTGAGTAGCAGTGGAAGCAGTCCATACTTTAGAAAAAGTAGGAGTGCCGTCAGTAGCTGTGAAAAATACGCCGTAAAACACACCTATAGGGGTGTCAGTAGCCCCCGCTTGTTGAACATAACCACTAGAAAGTGTAACTACGTCTCCACTAAAAATTGAAGTGCCGTAGCCACTAGCGATTCTCATACGAGCAGGTCTAATAACTCCTCCATACATGTGGTAAGCTGGCGTGAACCCGTTAGGGGCATCAGTATTAGCCATATTATATACCTCTATATAAAATTATTATTAATCAGACGACTCATTATTGGGTCGACTACCAAATTGAACCTTTGATGACCTTTGGATATCACTATCCTTAATGGGCATCTTAGGATCGCTTTCTCGCATATAGTTATGGTCTACACCGTTAAGCTGATCCGCTGTTTGTGATTTAAAATAAGCGTCTCTTTCTTGTGCGGTTTCGACTGGAACTTTTGCGAGTATTAAACCTCCAACTCCTATGACTCCCGACCTGTTTCCGTCGTCTATCGTAGGGGCTTCGAAATCAGGATAGTCTTCTGCTCTCACAGGTTCATATCCCTCTCTAATACGTTTTGACATATTAGATTTATCATCTTGTCCTCTTATAGACTCACGAATCCAACGATGTTGGTATCCAGGAGGGGCTTCAGGGGCGTCTAACATAGACGGGGGTTGCCAAGGTTTTCTGCGAGTTTGAGTTTCTCGAGTCTCTGCAGACCTGGAGTTTCTTGTATTATTGTTATCTGTCATGTTTATACTCCTTGCTCAATATGTTTTGCATATTCTTCTAATGGCACGTTGAGTCTTTTAGCTATTGCTACCTGACTTGGCGTGAGTTTTATTTTGCGCGCGCTACTTTTCTTGCCTATAGCACCTCTGCTAGAAGCTGCAACTTGCTGCGCGGGTGCAGATTGCTCTTCGGAAAACTTTTGAGGAAAGTACTCTCTGATTTTTGAATCTACTTGGGAATAGTAATTATCAGAATGAGGATCAACTCCCTCTTCTATAAGTTGTCTATGTATCCCAAAGGCTGCGTAAGTCATAGCTTGATCATTTCCAAACCATTCATTTTTATTAGCCCATGCCTCTGCTTTTGGATCTGGTTGAGGCGATATAGATTGTTGAAAATCAGGAACCTGAACCTCTTCCTCAGTTGAGGTTTGTCTTGCTTGTTGTTGCGCAGATAGTCTTTTAAGGTTTTCAGCTTCTGCTGCACTCCTTGAAAGTAATTCTGTTGCACTAGCAATATCATCAGGGTCTCCCTTTTCTTGAGCCTCTCTTAAGTTGATTTTGGCTCTTTCAAGATCCGATTGTATCCTATTGTCGTACTCTTTGAAAAGGGAAGAATCGGAATTCTTTAATTTTTCTTTTAGCTGAGTATTGTCTGTATGAACGCTTTGAGCGTAATTTACTGCCTCATCGCGTTGTCTCTCAGCCTCTCTCATTTTATAAGTTAGCTTATCTATACGTTTTTGTACGCTATCGCTAATGCTATCTAATTCCTGTTCTCCAGAGTCAACAGCCTCTTGAACAGGAGCTTCTTCCACTTCCGTAAGCGAATCGTCTACGTCAGCTTCTCTTATATCAACTTCCCCTTCAGGAAGTTCTAGTTCTATTTTTTGTGCTTCTTCTTGCATGGTATTCTCCACGTTTATGATAATATATCCTCAGGATTGTCGATTACAGCTAAAATCTCGTCATCGTTTAAAAGACGCATATCGCCTCCTTCAATCTTAAAACGAGCTCCAGCATATCTTCCGAATATAACCCAATCACCTTCTTGACACCAAGCTCCGTCTGGAAACTTATTTTCGTCTCCATACGCATCAGGTCCAAGTCTAACTACATAGCCAACAACAGTTGCTAGTGATTCTCTATCAACAGTTTGTTTTGCTAAATGTATTCCACTTTTAGTTACTGACGGTGGTGTAAAGGGTAGAATTAATATTCTATATCCTGTGGGGTGCGGTAATTTTTCCGTGTGCGAGTCTAACGTCTCAACAGTAAGCCCAGCTTCCTGTTCTTCTACAGGTTTTGGGGTATCACTGCCAAAATTATCTACTCGATTTGGAACAGTTTCAGTCATCTATGTCCTCCATATTTGAATTTAAGGTTTGAACTTCCTGCTCCGCTATATTCAAACCCGCTATTTCGCCAACTATTCTTTGATATTGTTCAAAATCCTGAACGCCACCTGTAGCTAACGTTTGCGAAAGATCATCTTTTCTCTTTCGTATTTTTTGGAGCAAATGCTCCGCTGCTTTTATATAGTCCACTAATTACTTAATGTATCTATAATAAAGAAGTCCTTTTGTTTGACCGTATCCAGCTTTCATCTTAGCTTCCTCACCAGCTACTTTATCATCTTTGATAATTAGCTCACCAGCTTTAACTTCTTCTGTTCTAGTGTCATCTTGAACAGCAGGATCGCTCATAGCTGAAGATTTAGCTGAAGATTTAGGTGCTGGATAA